TAAAAAAAGAAAAGGCTCAAGAAGATATGTCGCAAGCTGGAGCAAAGGCTTGGGTTTTAGAATCATTTGGAGAAAAAGCAAAATATTCTATATCAGATAATGATTTATACGTTACTCTTGATACTGGATATACTCTATCAGAAAAGTCTATTGAGGCTCTATGGAGTGACATACAATCTTCATTGTCACTATATGGTAATTACTATCGCGAGAATCCAGAAAAGCTTCCGTATGATTCCGTGACAATAATTGTGCTTGAAGAAGAAACTGGTCTGGACATGATTTCGTTCCAATTATTAAAGGGTGCTGACGGTTCCTTCAAACAAAATACCTCTATGGTAAACTTAGAAGATTTTAACAAAATTGTTCCGTATTTAAACAACGCTTTAAAATAGGTATGGTTGTATGAGTAATATTGGAGAAAAGATAAAGGAATTGCGGATAGAATCCGGGGCCACCCAGTTGCAGCTCGGTGAGTATGCCGGGTGCTCAGGACAGGTAATTTCAAACATTGAAAGAGGATATACAAATCCGTCCGCACAGGTTTTAAATAAGATAGCAGAATTTTTCCATGTTCCTTCAGATTATTTATTGGGAAAATCAAAATCTCAGTGGATTGCGCTTGATCCGGAAACGAGGATGCCTTGCATCGGATCACGTATCTCTGATCTGATGCAGGATGCGAATATGTCTCCGGAAGATCTAGCGAACCGTGTAGAAATATCCGTACAAACTGCTCTGGAAATTTTAAGCGGAGCAATAACTCCAAATATAGACGTGTTGGCCAAGATCTCTAAAGTGCTAAACACTTCTATTGATTTCTTGATCGGCGCCGTCCCGTTTCAGACAATCATATCCTCCGAGGAAGAGCAAGATATTATTCTTTATTACAGGGGAATGTCAAAAAGCGGGAAACGAATGCTCATGGGAGATTTGGAAAAACTGAAAGACAGATAGGAATATATAATGTACTTAACCGGGGAACCGTTGAGGTGCTATACAGCCGCCGGACGAAAGAAAGGAGGCTGGTGCTTATGGTTACATACAGTGACTTGTTTACTTTTGTCATCATGCTTTGTGCTGTAATTACCCTTGTCGTAACGATAATGAAGCACAAAAAATAGCGCCCCTGTCCTGGTAAGATAAGGCGCTATTTTTATAGTTACACATTTTACCGGCGGTCAGGTGTACACTGACCAACGATTCCCTTGTTAAGTACATTATATCCAATACATTCCCGTTTGTCAAATACTATGCAACAAGGAGAAATGTTATGCCTGCATATAAATATCAAACAAAGGACGGGAAAACAAAATGGTATGCAAATTTTTACTATACAGACTGGCTCGGCGAAAAAAAGCATAAATGCAAACGTGGATTTGATACAAAAGGAGCTGCCAAAGAGTATGAACGGCTGTTCTTGGATAAGTATTCCAAAAGCCCAACAATCCTCTTTTCCTCTTTGGCCGGAAATTATATGGAAGATATGGAATCCAGACTGAAGCCGACAACATTAAAGGGTAAGAAATATATTGTCGAAACAAAGCTGCTTCCTTACTTTGGGAAAATGCAGATATGCGACATTGATGCAGATCTTGTTAGAAGGTGGCAGAATAGCTTAATTGATTATCGTAATGAAAAAGGTGAGGCTTATGCCGAAACATATCTGCACTCAATAAACTCACAGCTTTCGGCTGTGTTTAACTATGCAGTCAAATACTACAAACTTGGAATAAATCCATGTTATGTCGCAGGAAGCATCGGGAAAAGCCGGGCTGAAGAAATGAATTTCTGGACCAAAGAAGAATTTGAGCACGTTATGCAGTTTGAACAGAAACCGTCTTATATAGTTGCTTTCAAGCTGCTTTTTTACAGCGGCATGAGGGAGGGGGAGCTGCTTGCGCTTACACCGGAAGATTTTCCACGAGATACCGCAATTGTAGATGTAAATAAGAACTATGCCGTAGTAGATGGTATTGAATATTTTTTAACTCCAAAGACAAAGCGGAGCATACGGAAAATCACAATACCAGATTCTATACATGCAGAAGTTCTTGAATTCATAGACAGTATGTGCCTTGAACCAGAAGAACGTATATTCTATTTCAAAAAGGGCGGACTTTACAGCGAATTCAAAAGGATGATCAAGCGTTCTGGAGACAAAGAGATAAGAGTTCATGATCTGAGACACAGCCATGTGGCCATGCTGGTTAATATGGGGTTTGCAATCGAAGAGATCTCCCGCCGCCTCGGACACGATTCAATAAAAACCACATGGGATACTTATTCACACCTTTATCCCGGAACAGACAGGGAGTTAGCGCAACGAATAGAAGTTGTTATTAAAAAGGAAC